TACAGAGGTGCAAATTCTGATGACTGGTGACCAAATCAAAAAAAGGCTGGAAGATGCCAATCTCAAGAGGGTCGCTGAGAATGCAGGCGTGCATCCGGCCACGGTCTACCGCTTCATGCAAGAGGAATCCAAACCCCTCTATGAGACGGTCAAAGCCCTGAGCGATTACCTGAGCAGGCAGGAGGCGACAGTCAATGGCTGACCTCTCCAAAGTCCTCGGCGGCCCATGGGCTCCGCCACCAGAGAAACTTGTAGCGCCACCAGAGGCGCAGCTGATTGATGCAATGCGTGCAGCAGGCCTGGAACCACCAGACGAGATCCTGATGGACGGCAAGATCCATCGTTTCAAGTCAGGAACCAAGGGAACGCCAGGCATCGACAAGCCAGGCTGGTATTTGGTTTTCGGGGATGGCATCCCTGCCGGCCGGTTCGGTTGCTGGCGCATGGGCATGGAAGTCACATGGCGTGCAGACGTTGGCCGCAAGCTCACAGAGTTCGAAGAGATGGCCCACGCAAGGCGCATCAACGAGTCCAAGGTCTTGCGCGAAGCAGCACAGGAGCGCCAGCACCAAGTCGCCAGCGAGACAGTCGAGAAGATCTGGCTCAGTGGCGTTGCAGCTCACCCAGATCATCCCTACCTCAAGCGCAAAGGCATCCAGACCCATGGCGTGCGCACCACAGGGGACGGGCGCTTGATGGTCCCCCTCTACGACCAAGACGGCACACTCAGCACCCTGCAATACATTGACGAAGACGGTGGCAAGCTCTACCACCCCGGCGGAAAATCAGGCGGCAAATTCTGGATGGTAGGCTCACTGGATGAGCCTGGCACACTGTTCGTGGCCGAGGGCTTTGCCACAGCTGCGACAATCTACGAAACCACCAGCCGCCCTTGCATCGTGGCTTACAGCGCCAGCAGCCTAGTGCCAGTCACAGCCAGCCTGCGCGAGATGTACGGTGAAAATCAGGACATCGTTATCGTGGCAGACCATGACAAACACGGCGTCGGCCAGCGCTACGCAGACCAGGCCAGCGCAAAATACGGGGCCAGAGTCGTCATCCCACCCATCGAGGGCATGGACGCTAACGACTATGCGCAGGCAGGCCACAACCTTGCAGCCCTTTTGATTCAGCAAACCGGAACAGCAGTGATCGACAAGCTCAAGGTGGTATTCGGCGACCAGCTGGGCAGCGACTACGAAGCCCCAGACGAACTGGTCGAAGGCCTCATGACCATCGGCAGCTCGGTCGTGGTCTACGGCGACAGCAACTCAGGCAAGACATTCTGGGCACTCTCAGTGGCCACAGCCATCGCCACAGGCTCAGACTGCTACGGTCGCAAGACAGATCCAGGCCTGGTGGTCTACCTGGCCAGCGAAGCCCCAGGCAGCATTCGATCCAGGATGCAGGCGATCAAAAAGTACCACGGCTGTGATCTCGAGAACTTGGCCATGGTCCCAGTGCCCATGAACTTCTACAACGGCGACCAAGATGCCCATGACGTCATCGAGCTGGTCAGGGCCATCGAGCAGATCAAAGGCCAGCGCGTGCGCCTCATCATCGGTGACACCTTGGCCAGAATGAGCGCAGGGGCCAACGAGAACAGCGGCGAGGACATGGGGCCAGTCATGGCCAGATTCGACCAGGTGGCCACGGCCACAGGCGCCGCCCTCATGATCATCCACCACAACGGCAAAGACGCAGCCAAAGGCGCTCGGGGCTGGTCAGGCATCCGGGCCCACATCGACACAGAGATCGAGGTCACAGAGAAAGAAGGCACACGCTCAGTCACGGTCACCAAACAGCGCGAACTTCCCAGCAAAGGCGACACGATCTACTTCAAGCTGGAGATCATTGAGATGGGCACCACCAAATTCGGCAGCCCAGCCACCACTTGCGTTGCCATCCCAGACGATGAAGCATTGGCCACAAATCCCCACAAAAAACCCACAAAACACGATGAGACCATGCGCACCCTTGAGCGATCATGGTGGGACAGCGCGACCGAAATGCGTAATGGTTTACCCTATATCAGCAGATCAGGTCTGCAAAACTTCCTGATCAAAAACGGCTACACAGAACGCACAGCCAGGAACAAAACCGAGGCCTCAAGAGCTGGCGGATTGATCTTGGAGATGCTCAACGCAGGCGTTTTGGAGTCCTACGAACATGGCTGGATCTTCATCAATGAGGCCCAAGTCAGTGCCATGATGATGCAGAAAAATGGGGGGAAATCTTGCCCCTAATTCCCCTAACTGCCCCTCGGGGCAAAAGGGGCAAAAGGGGCAAAAGCCCGGAAATCTGCCCCTCCCCTCCCCTTCCCCCTATAGGGAAGGGGAAAGGGGCAACCGGGATGCGGCGAAAAAAGGCAAAGTTATCCACAGAAAGGTAAGCAGGTACTAACATGAAAAATGAAATGATCAAAGAGTTTGAAAGACTGCAATTCGCAATGGCCACACATGATGATGAGATCATCAAACAGGCCATTCGGGATTGGAGACATGCCATGACACAACAGGCCACAGCAAACGAAACCCAGATCGGCGGCGATCACTACAAGGAAAAATCCATTCAGCCTTGGGACTTCATTGCGGCCAACCAACTCGGCTACTTTGAAGGCAACATCGTGAAATATGTTTCCCGCTGGCGCGACAAAGGCGGCATCAATGACCTGAAGAAAGCCCGGCACTACTTGGACAAGCTCATCGAACTGGAGGACAATGCAGCATGACCACAAAAACCCACTTTCACAAAGGAACCACCATGAAATCCATCATCGTCATCGCCATCACTTTGGCCGCCACAATTGCACAAGCTCAGACGACAACACGATGCGTCAAGAACTGGGATGGCAGCGTGACTTGCACCACCACCCGCAATGGAGGATTCTGATGGCCACAAAGAGAACAAAGCCGGGCAGTGAAGATCGCGCAACGGTCAGCCAGCTGGTGCTGGATGGAATGCGCAGCGGTTTGAGTGCTTTTAAAGCCTGTCAAGCAGCTGGTGTTCCTCAGAGCACTTTTTCCCGCTGGTGCGATGATGATGCTACCCTTGCGGAAAATTACGCGCGTGCGCGTGAGGCGCTGATCGAGAAGATGGCCAACGAGCTGCTGGAGATCGCAGACACCCCTGTTGGCAGCACTGACAGCGGTGCGACCGACTCTGGCGCTGTGCAAAAGCAACGCTTGCAGGTTGACACCCGCAAATGGCTGCTCTCAAAGCTGGCCCCAAAGAAGTTTGGCGACAAGATCGAAGTTTCTGGCGATCCAGCCAACCCACTGGTGCAACGCATTGAGCGAGTGGTCGTGAAGGCATGAGCGTTTTGCAACTCCCCACCCCAGAATGGGCACTGCCCCTCATGAACCCCTCGCGCTACAAAGGCGCATGGGGTGGCCGAGGCTCAGGCAAATCCCACTTTTTTGCCGAGCTCATGATCGAGGCTCACATCATGGACCAGAAACGGCGCTCGGTTTGCGTGCGCGAGATCCAGAAGTCGCTCAACCAGTCCGTCAAGCGCCTGCTGGAGACCAAGATCGAGGCCATGAATGCCGGGGCTTACTTTGAAGTGCAGGATGCCGTCATCAAGTGTCGCAAAGGCGACGGGGCGATCATCTTCCAGGGCATGCAGAACCATACCGCTGATTCAATCAAGTCCTTGGAAGGCTACGACTGTGCCTGGGTAGAAGAAGCCCAAAGCCTAAGCCAGACAAGTCTCGACTTACTCCGGCCAACCATCCGCAAGCCTGAGTCCGAGCTCTGGTTTACCTGGAACCCACGCTTGCACTCAGACCCGGTCGACCACCTGCTCCGTGGCCCAACGCCACCCAAGGACGCCCAGGTCTTGAAGGTTAACTTCACCGACAATCCGTGGTTTCCCAGCGTCCTCAAAGACGAAATGGAATACGACAAACGGCGAGACATTGACAAGTTTCAACACGTTTGGATGGGTGGATACCTGACCAACAGCAACACACGGGTATTTAAGAACTGGAAGATTGAGGACTTTGACGCACCACCAGACGCCATCCACCGGCTCGGTGCGGATTGGGGCTTTGCAGTAGATCCGACTACCTTGGTTCGGTGTCACATCATTGGACGAACTCTGTACATTGATTACGAAGCCTATATGGTTGGCTGCGAGATCGTGAACACGCCTGAACTGTTCATGACAGTTCCTGAGTCAGAAAAGTGGCCCATCGTTGCTGATTCGGCAAGACCCGAGACGATCAGCCACATGAAGCGCAACGGCTTTCCAAAGATCATGACAGCCGTGAAAGGCCCAAGATCAGTTGAGGAAGGCATCGAGTTCCTGAAGAACTACGACATAGTGGTTCACCCCCGATGTGTACATACAATTGATGAACTGACCCTGTACAGTTACAAGACTGACCCGCTGACGGGAAAGATTCTTCCCGTGCTGGAAGACAAGAAAAACCATGTGATTGACGCCCTGCGCTACGCCTGCGAAGCTGTCCGCCGTGCTGGTGCATCCAAACCCGCCATCTTTACACCATTGCCGAATGTCAAAAAGTGGTGATTTTTTAAGCCCGGTGAGATAATCCGCACAAATTGAGGAAATTCCCATGGCCCGAATGAGCAACGACCAACGCCTTGCCAACCTGCACTCAGAAGCCCTGGCGCAGTTTGATGACATACAAACAGCCCTAAAAGATGAGCGACTTCAATGCCTTCAAGACAGGCGTTTTTACTCATTGTCAGGCTCTCAGTGGGAAGGGCCGCTAGAAGCGCAGTATGAAAACAAGCCAAAGTTTGAGGTTAACAAGGTCATGTTGGCGGTCATTCGCATCATCAACGAGTACCGAAACAACCGCATCACGGTGGACTACGTGTCCAAAGATGGACAGGAAAACGACAAACTCGCTGAAGTTTGTGATGGTTTGTACCGGGCAGACGAACAAGCATCCGTAGCGGATGAAGCCTACGACAACGCCTTCGAGGAAGCAGTCGGCGGCGGCATCGGGGCTTGGCGTTTGCGCACAGTCTACGAAGACGAAGAAGACGACTCAGACGACCGCCAGCGAATCAGGATTGAGCCTATTTTTGATGCTGATAGCTCAGTGTTCTTTGATCTAGGAGCCAAGCGCCAGGACAAGTCCGACGCCAAGTATTGCTACGTCGTCACCAGCATGACCCGCCAGGCCTACAAAGACACCTGGGGCGACGACCCAACCGACTGGCCTAAGACCATCCATCAATATGAATTTGATTGGTCTACGCCCGATGTAGTTTATGTGGCTGAGTATTACAAGGTTGAGGAAAAGTCCGAAACAATCCGCATTTTCCAGAACATCGCAGGTGAGGAAGAACGCTATACCCAGGCTGATTTTGAGAATGACGAAACCTTAGAAGAAACTTTGGCCGCTGTCGGTACGGTTGAAGTGCGACAAAAGAAAGTCAAGCGCAAACGTGTTCGCAAGTACATTCTTTCCGGTGGCAAGGTCTTGGAGGATGCCGGTTACATCGCTGGAAAATGTATTCCTATCGTTGTTGTTTACGGCAAACGGTGGTTTGTTGACAACATCGAACGCTGCATGGGTCACGTTCGCTTGGCCAAAGACGCGCAACGCCTGAAGAACATGCAACTGTCCAAGCTGGGTGAGATCTCAGCCATGTCGAGTGTTGAAAAGCCCATCTTGACCCCTGAGCAGGTTGCAGGGCATCAGGTTATGTGGTCTGAGGACAACCTGAAAGACTATCCTTATCTTTTGATCAACCCGATCACCGACCAAAACGGCAACATTTCCGTATCTGGCCCGGTCGCCTACACACGCGCCCCCAACATTCCCCCGGCTATGGCCGCACTGTTGCAGATCACCGAAACGGACATGCAAGACATCTTGGGCAACCAGCAAGGCGCTGACAAGATGGTCAGTGGTATGTCTGGTAAAGCCGTGGAGATGATCCAAACCCGTGTGGACATGCAGTCTTTCATCTACATGTCCAACTTTGCAAAGGGCATGAAACGATGCGGTGAGATTTGGTTGTCAATGGCCAAAGAGGTCTATGTCGAGGACAAGCGCAAAATGAAAACCCTTGCCCCTACTGGTGATGCGGGGGTGATTGAACTTATGCGCCCAACTATCGACCAAGAAACAGGCGCTGTCGTGATGGAAAACGACCTTAGCTCCGCTACCTTTGATGTGGTTGCAGACGTTGGCCCGTCTAGCTCTAGCAAGCGAGAGGCAACAGTTCGCGCCCTCACAGGTGTTTTGCAAATGACCCAAGACCCTGAAACACAGCAAGTCTTGACCGCCATGACCATGATGAACATGGAAGGCGAAGGAATGAGTGACGCTAACGCCTATTTCCGCAAGAAACTTTTGAGAATGGGTGTCGTGAAACCGACAGACGATGAAGCCCAGGAACTCATGGCCGAGATGCAAAATCAGCCGCAAGATCCAAACTCCATGTACCTGCAAGCAGCAGCCGAAGAAGCCGAAGCCAAAGCAGCCCAAGCCCGTGCAAGCACCATCAAGACAATTGCAGACGCAGAACTGAGCCAAGCCAAAACCGCCGAAGTCTTAGCCGGGATCGGTCAAGAGCCACAAACGCAACAAACGCAACCCGCCATGCCTGACTTGAGCCAGCGCAAGATGGAACTTGAAGCCCTAAAGCTAGAGCGTGAGTTGCAAATGGCCGAAGAAAAACACGCCCTTGAAATGATGAACGAAGGCGTAAGGATGGAGCGAGGCGAAGACGGTCGCACCAGGGCACGGTCTGAGGTAGACGTACGCAGCGAACAGGTAGGAAACCAGATCAGCGAGGCCGTAAACTCATTGAAAGAAGTTGTCCAGATGCAAGCAAATGCCATTCAATCCGCATCGGAGCGAACAGCAGAAGCCCAAACCAAAACAGCGGCCATGCTCACCAAGCCCCGTAAAATTGTCAGAGAAAAAGGCAAGATTGTCGGCATCAAGATTGAAGACTGACACCCTGTAAACATGACACAAGGAACAAACATGGCAACATCAACACAGGGGAGGGCTGAGTAATGCCGTTCACACTTTCAGCCGCACAAACCATTGCAGGCATTGCCAACAGCTACGAGGTCACAGGCTCTGGCAACTTGGATGACTTGGCTTCCGCCTTTTCTACTGTTGGCTGCACCCGCACGGGCAACACGTTGGTGTTTGACTCTGGCGGCGTGGCCCGTATTTACGCAGTCAGCGGCACACTAACAGAACAACGAGAGGGCAACTACTACGTGATCGTGCAGAACGGTGCTCACGTTAACTGGGCTTACGCTGCTGCTGCAAACGTCACACTGGGTAAGTACGACATTACTCTGAAACTGGCAACAAGCAGCGTGCATATCGACTACCGACAGAACGCCGCTGCGTTTGGCTACAGTCAGTTTGAAGTTCCATCTCGGGCAGCTCAGTGCATTGTGGGACTTGGTACTTTCTTGCACGATTCTGGCAGCGTCATATATGACCAGTCAGGCCGTAACGACTTGGATGTACCAAACAGCAAGACAAACCCAACTGCCTTCAATAACGTGTTGCTTGCAACGGGTAATAACCAATCTTTCACTCACACACACACGAATGCTTTTATCAGTACATCGGGTTTGACTCGGTTCAAACTTCCTGGCCCCTTTGAAGTTGATGGGTTGAAACTGACCACCGTTCAACCATTGTCAACAAACGTGGGTTGCCGTGTACTGAATGCGACAACGGGCGCAATTCGACTACTACGCCAAACGGCCACGCAGCTAGATACTTATGATGTCTCATCTACTCTTGTCTTACAGTCAGTTGATCCCCAGGCTCTGTATCACAGCAACGGCGGTCAACTTGGTGGCATCAAACAAATCTTCCGCACCCTTTTTGCTACTGCAAAGACTCCGCTTGGCGCAAACATCTCAGACGCAAAACTGGTAATCGTGCCATTGAACAGCGGCACAACTGGGAGCGTTACAACTTTCACAGGCTCTACCAGTTCCGAGGTCCGACAATCAACAGCGCCTCATGGCGTGGCGTACAACGCATCAGGCACAGGCTACACCGATACATCCCAGTATCAAGTGAGCGTGTTGGCCTTTGGCTATCCGTCAACGCCGACAACCTACGATGTCAAGACCAACGCCGGAACTTCTGGCGTGGCTGTTGCTGCTGTGCTGTCTAAGTCCGCCTTTGTCACCACACCTTACGCCAGCGTGGTCACAGCACCATTCAGTTTTAGCACCACGGGATCTGGCACTCTGACGGTGGCAACATCGGCAACCGTGGCGCAGATGGCCGAATACCTGTTCAAACTGGCCTATGACAACGCTGACGCTGCTTTCTGGCGTGGCCTGAGTCACACGCCCGTTACGCAGGTTGGCACGGATGTGAGTTTTGGTGCAATCAGCATCTCTGTCAGTTCCGGAGCTACGGTTACCGGATCAAGTTTCAGGACTACGGGCACGATCACAAACGCTGGAACCATCACTCCAACATTCACCGACAGCGCGGGAACCCGCGTAACGATCCGTGAGCGCACAGACAAGCTGTTGTCTACCTACGTGACCATCAACGGCACGCCCGTGGGCGGCACGGTTGTTGACGGCACGCTGCGAGCCGGATGGGTGCCGCTGTCAGCGGCTCGCGTTATCACCGTGCAGCCCGCCGATGCCGTGCGAATCGCGGCAAGCTACTACGGCTCCAAGCCTACCGTGTTCAACATGCTGGGCAGCGAGATCGACAAGTTCACGCTTTCGCTTGATACTGAACCCGCGATTGACACGACAACCAACACCACGATCCGCGATGCGATCACGGCCAGTTTTAGCACGGTCATTAACGGCGCAACTTTGGAGGTCACGATCAACCGGACGCTCAAAGAGTACACGCCCAAGCAGGTGCTGGCGGGGCTGGATTACTACATTGTGAGCAAAGGCTATTTGCTGCACGGCGCCATTGCTGCCAACAACAACGCCAGCCTGTACTCCATGAGTGAGGGCACAATTGTGACCTACTCTCCGGCCTACAAGATCCGCATGGCCGACCTTGATTCTGGTGGCGCTGCCATTGTGCCGACGACCGTAGGCTACGAGGTGCCGCTGGTCATCTATTACGAAGACCCGTTAACCAGCGTCAAGTCCACCATGACCCTGCTCAATGCGTCAGGTGCGTTCCTGGGCACAGCGCCTTGGACGCAAATGCAAGCCAGTATTGGCGATGCGGACCAGTCCAGCATTGCGGCCAAGGTAGACGCATCGACCGTGTTGGCAAAAGAGGCGACCGTAGCAACACGCGCAAGTCAGGCCAGCGTTACGGCATTGGGTACACCTTTGCAAGCAAGCAGCTACACAGCCCCTGATAACGCTGGAATCACAGCAATCAAAGCCAAGACCGACACCCTGGTGAATGGCCCAACACTGGTGCAAATTGAAGGGTCAACCATTCTTGCAAAAGAATCCACACTTGCAGGTAAGGCTTCGCAAGCATCGGTGACAGCCTTGGGCACTCCAATGCAAGCTGGTGAGGTGGTTGATGCAAATATCGTCAAAGTCAATGACGTCTTTATTGACGGCGTGGGCACTCAAGCAGATCCATTTGGGCCAGTATGATGCAAACATGGGATGCTTGGGGCGGTGCGTGGGGTAACTCATGGGGCTTCTCATGGGGCTTTTCTGAGCAAGTACAGGGCGGCGGCGGTTCTGGCAAAACCCAAAAGAAACGGGGTTGGGCAAACGAACGCGCCGCTTTAGAGCAATCGCTCACATTGCGCCAGGCTCAAACCGTTTTGCGTGAAGTCAAGAAACCCGAAGCCGTCAAACTCGCTCAGAAAATCAATGCTTACGAAGTTGGTAACATTGATCTTGAATCGCTGAGAATTGAAAACGCTCAACTGCAAGCAAGACTTCAAGTCAAAGAAGAATATCAAGCGGAAATGCAATTGGCTCAACAAGCAATTCAGACATACATTGAAGACGAACAAGACGCCATTGACGCATTAATGCTCAGTGTTGAAATGGATTCAGACATCATTTTGAATACATTTGCAAATTAGTTGCAGAAAAGCGACAATCAGAACAACGGTATCCACCCAGCCGTTTTAATGGGTGAGTTTCACAGGGTCAACGATGAACACACAGGCAGAACAGGACGACGACATCACGAACGACGACACCGCAGTCATCGAGGATGAGGCCACCGAGCAGCCCGAGGCGCAAGCCGACGGTGAGCAGGCCCAAGCCCAAGACGACGAGGCAGAATCCGACGAGGTTGTAGTCTCCATTGGTGAGGAAGCGCCGCCTCCCGAAGAACCAGCACATGCACCTGAATGGGTACGTGAGTTACGAAAGACAAACCGCGAACTTCAGCGCCAAAACCGCGAACTGCAAACCAAGCTGCAAACCACACACACTGAGAACAAACCAGTGGTGCTAGGCCCAAAGCCAAAACTTGAAGATCACGACTATGACGCTGACAAGTACGAGGAAGCATTGACGGGTTGGTTTGAGCGCAAGCGACAAGCCGATGAAGTCAACGCCAAGCAAGAAGCTGAAGTTATGAATCAGCAAAAAGCCTGGCAAGCTAAGTTGGATGGCTACGGTAAAGCGAAAGCTGAACTGAAGGTCAAAGACTTTGAAGACGCCGAAGCAGTAGCTCAGGAACTCTTTAATGTCACCCAGCAAGGCGTCATGCTGCAAGGTGCGGACAATCCCGCCCTCGTCGTCTACGCACTCGGAAAAAACCCCAAGAAGGCGCAAGAGCTGGCCGCCATCAAAGACCCCGTAAAGTTTGCCTTTGCGGTAGCGAAACTGGAGAAAGACTTGAAAGTTACCAACCGCAGGGCAGCCCCGCCGCCCGAAAGAATCGTGTCAGGAACTGGCCGAGTCTCTGGGGCGGTGGACTCAACCCTTGAACGGCTGAGAGAAGAAGCGGCAAAGACTGGCAACATGACCAAGGTCATCCAGTACAAGCAGCAGAAACGATCAGCATCCAAATGATTTTTTAATTTAGGAGCCCATCATGGCTAATGCATTTTCCAAAGAAGAACGCGTCGCGTTTGAAAGTATCCTTGAGGGTTTTCAAGACGCCCTCGTTTTGTCCCGCAACGTGTCCGTGTTTAACACTGACAGCACCAGCATGGAGCGCAGCCGCGACACCATCTGGCGTCCAATGCCCTACATTGCAACATCTTTCAATTCGACTGTTGGCTCGTCCATCTCGTCGAACTACGAAGACATGACGCAATTGTCCGTCCCTGCGACCCTTGGGTTTTCCAAGACAAGCGCTTGGAAACTGGACGCAAAAGAACTGCGCGACGCCTTGCAAGAAAACCGCCTTGGCCAAGCTGCACGCCAAAAGCTGGCCAGCGACATTAACGTGTCTGTCATGAACGTGGCCGCTAACCAAGGAACTCTGGTCGTGCCTGTTGCTGGTGCATCTGGTGACTACGACGATATCGCCCTGTGCGACAGCTTGTTGAACGAGCAAGGCATCCCAATGGAGAACCGTTACCTCGCCCTGAACAGCCGCGATTACAACGGTCTGGCAGGCAACTTGGCCGCAACCACTCGCAGCTTTGGCAACAGCAAGTCTGACAAGGCCTATGAGCGCAGCTACGTTGGCATGGTCGCAGGCTTTGAGACCTACAAGCTCGACTACGGCAACCGCATTGCAGCGCAAGCCACAGCGGTCACCATCGCCACCAACGGCGCTCAAGTTCGCTTTGTGCCCCGTGCCACCTCCAACTCGGTCGGCGGTCAAATCAACGTGGACAACCGCTATCAAACAGTGACTGTGAGCACCACCACCGGCGTCAACGTTGGTGATGCTTTCACGATCCCTGGCATCAACGCACGCCACCACATCACCAAGCTGTCTACCGGCCTGCCCAAGACCTTCCGAGTTATCTCGGTGGACTCGGGCACGACCATGACAATCAGCCCCCCGATGATTGGCGCAAACTCTAGTCCAACCGACCCAGAGTTGCAGTACCAGAACATTGAAGTGGCCAGCACATCCGCTACCGCAACGCTGAACTGGCTCAACGACAACGCCACCGGCGTAAACTGCTTCTGGCACAAAGACAGCATCGAGTTGCTGCCCGGTCGCTACGCTGTCCCCACCGATGCAGGCACATCCGTTATGCGTGCCAGCACCGACCAGGGCATTGAGCTGGTGATGCAAAAGTTCTACGACATTGACACCATGACCACAAAGTATCGTCTTGATACTTTGTACGGCGTCACAATGTCCAACCCGCAAATGGCTGGCATCTTGCTGTTTAATCAATAAGCAGCACCAAAGAATGGGGGGCTTTGGCCCCCCTTTCTCTTAGGAAAGCACCCAAAAAGGCCAAATGATGCAAGACGACATCCGCACCCCTCGACACAAAAAGCCGGTCAAGATTCGCAAACCCTCTCAACCGCTGGACGGCATCAATCATCGACTTCTGCGTGAACAAGCCGCAGCCCAAGCACAGCAGACAGACGAATTCAAACCCGACGACACAGAACCCACCCGTGAAGAACTGGAGGCCAAGGCCACAGAACTCGGCATCCGATTTGACGGTCGCACAAGTGACAAAAAATTGAATTCATTGATTGAAGCCAAACTTAAATGAAAGTCGCTTTCCGCAAAACAAACGCCCCAGGATTGATACCAGGGTTGTTTAATCGCTACACAAAATGGACGCTAAAAACCGGCTATTCGCATGGCGGCGTGGTCATTGGCGATCAACTTTGGCACACCACAAGATCAGGGTTTTTGGCGGAAAGGTTCACTGAGCAAGAAAATTGGGATTTGTTTGAAACACCCGTAACGGATAAAATTGCGTTAGAACGGTTAACTAAAGTTCTAAAAATGCGGTATGACCCGTTTTCGCTGCTTGGTTTCAAACTGCCCTTTCGATTCTCTGACTCAAAAGGCTTGTATTGTTTTGAAGTCCAATGGATTGCGTTGACGGGGATGCACCCCAATCAACCCATCAGCCCTGACAGTGTTATGGCTGAGATCCTGAGGATGCTTAATGCGAAAAGCAATCAGGCTTGCCCTCACGCTGTCAGCGATAATGACGCTCACGGGTAGCATACTCATTCCAATTGTTCAAACATTTGACCCAGTCATGCAAAATATCATCTATCGAATTCTGTCGCTTCCTTTGATGGTGGCCGTGGCCTATGGTGTTTATGGGAGCGAGAAATGACTACCGATGAATACGCAACAGAAGCATTCGGCTTTAAGGTCTTGTTGGGCGGTGGCGCTATGACAACCTTTTCAAGCTGGCTTTCATCGCTTGATTGGACTACAGTGATTGGTGTAACTGTGATGATTTGCGGCGCAATTTTGCAAATCATTGGATCTCTTAGGGCCAAAAAAGCCGATCAACGTGAGCAGGAAAAACATGCCATTGAAATGGCTGTTTTACGCAAAAAACTGGAGGAATGACATGGGATGGACCAAGCGCCAATTTATCGAGCAAGCCTTTGACGAGATCGGCATGGCCTCCTACGCCTTCGACCTCACTCCAGAGCAAATGCAATCCGCCCTCCGGCGCTTGGACACCTTGATGGCCGCATGGAACGCACTCGGCATTCGCCTCGGCTATCCTCTGCCATCCAGCCCCCAAGACAGCGATCTGGACGAGCAAACCAACGTGCCCGACAGTTCTAACGAGGCCATTTACAGCAATCTGGCGATCAAGCTGGCCCCCAGCTACGGCAAGCAGGTAATGCCTGACACCAAAGCCACAGCCAAAGAGTCGTACAACACGCTCCTGTCACGCGCAGCCATGCCAGTGCAGCAACAACTGCCAAGCACCATGCCATCAGGCGCAGGAAACAAGCCCTGGCGCGTCTACAACAACCCCTTCATCCGTCCGCCCGTCGATCCAGTCCTGGCCGGTCAAGATGGCCCCATCGAATTCAACTGAGGAACCAACATGCCAACCATCAACCAGCTCTCGGGCATCAGCCAAGTCTCTGGCGGCGATCTTCTCCCGGTCTACGTCTCCAACAACGGCGACGCACGCAAAATCTCGATCACGCAGCTGCTGCAATACTTCCAGCAGACGTTCGCCTCTCCCACAATGGCGACAAGCATCTTCACCCCTGGCACTGGCTTCAACGTGGCCGTGCCCACACCAGTCGCGCAGCAGCAGTGGATGCTGATCCAACCTGCTGGCACTTTAGCCGCTGGCACAGTGACCCTGCCTCTGAACACTCAGACTCCAGACGGCACTGAGGTCTTGGTCACCACCACGCAGCAGATCACTGCCTTCACGCTCGCAGCCAACGGCGCAGCACAGCTCTACGGCGTGCCCACCACACTCGCAGCACAGGACAACTTCCGAGTGCGCTTCGTGCAGGCCACCAACAGCTGGTATCGCATCGCCTAAGCCATGGCCACCAAAGACACACGCCTCGCCCGTGCTGGGGTCTCGGGCTACAACAAGCCCAAGGCCACGCCATCGCATCCCACCAAAAGCCACGTTGTCGTGGCCAAGTCGGGCGACCAGATCAAGACCATCCGCTTCGGTCAGCAAGGCGTGTCCGGCTCTCCCAAAAAAGAGGGCGAGTCGAAGGCCAGCCAAGCGCGGCGCGAATCATTCAAAGCTCGGCACGCTGACAACATTGCCAAGGGCAAACTGAGCGCAGCGTATTGGGCCAACAAGGTCAAGTGGTAAGCCATGCAAATCCCAATCCTCAACGGCATCTATGCCGACACCACTCCAGAGCTGCGCACGGCCTACCCGGTCAACATGGTGCCAGTCCCAAAGCAGTCCGGCATCAGCAATGGCTTCTTGCGCCCTGGTGACGGTATCGTGGCCAACGGCACAGGCCCAGGCACAGATCGCGGCGGCATCAACTGGAACGGCGTCTGCTACCGAGTCATGGGCACAAAGTTGGTCTCAGTGGCCAGCAACGGCGCTGTGACCGTGCTTGGAGATGTAGGCGGCCCCACCACAGAGCTAGTGACCATGGACTACAGCTTCGAGCTGCTGGCCATTGCCTCAGGTGGTCGTTTGTACTTCTGGAATCCAGCCACAAGCACACTCACACAGAACACAGACCCAGATCTCGGAGTCGTGCTGGACGTGGTGTGGGTTGATGGCTACTTCATGACCACCGATGGCGAGTTTCTCATCGTCACCGAACTGACAGACCCATTGCAGGTCAACCCTCTGAAATACGGAAGCTCAGAG